CGATAGTGATGCTGACTTAACAGTTCATTATCCTTTGTATACTTCAGAAGCTGTACGTGGCGATTGGGAAGATACAGGTGGCAATGCAACACAGGATTCATTACAGATTCCGCAAGTTGATATTGAGTTAAAATCACGCCCTATTGTTGCTAAAACACGTAAGTTAAAGGCAGTATGGACACCCGAACTGGCACAGGATCTAAACGCGTATCATAGCGTTGATGCTGAAGCAGAATTAACATCTATGTTAAGTGAGTACATTTCGATGGAAATCGATTTGGAAATTCTTGATATGTTGATTTCTGATGCACAGACAGTTGATTATTGGTCTGCAAAGATTGGTAATGACTATAATGCTGCAAACAATGCGTTTAGTACAACTGCGGGCGGGACTTTCACGGGAACACGATTTGAATGGTGGCAGACACTTGTTGCTAAAATTCAAAAAGTTTCAAATGAAATTCATAAATTAACATTGCGCGGTGGCGCAAACTTTGTTGTTTGTGGACCTAAAGTTGCAACAATACTTGAATCATTGCCAGGATATATGGTAGATACTGATGGTGATAAGTCACAGTTTGCTATGGGTGTACAGAAAATCGGTGGAATTTCTAATCGATGGACTGTTTACAAAAATCCATATATGACTGAGAATACGATTCTTGTTGGATTCCGCGGTGGTAACTTCCTAGAAACAGGTGCTGTATATGCTCCTTATGTACCGCTGATTATGACACCTCTTGTGTATGATCCTAATGATTTTACACCAAGAAAAGGCGTTATGACTCGATACGCTAAGAAGATGATCAGACCTGAATTTTATGGTAAGATCTACGTTGATAGCTTGGATGTTGTTTAATTTAAGCTAGACTAAAGTTAATAAAAAAGGCCGAATTTATTTCGGCCTTTTTTTATTCATCTATATCATTAATCTTTATATTTATATAAGACAACTATAATATAATATTGGAGATTTTAAATGTCAAAATTTGCTTATGTATATGTTGATCCGACATTAAATGCTAGCGGAAGTACTCCCTATGGCATATATGACAATGATTCTACATTTCAAGCTGACAGCATTACAGTAACTAAATGGGTAGCCCGGCGATTGGGATTTCCAGTTATGCAATTAGAAATATATAGTGGATCTATTTGGGCATGTTTTGAAGAAGCAGTATCAGAATATTCATTGCATATAAATAATTATAATATGAAAAACTGGTTATGGGATCAGTACGGGTCGAGTAATAGAATTTCCGGGTCTTTAACTACGGGAAGTAATGAACCCACCCACCCACATATGGGAACGACTTTTATGTTATCAGATCAGTATGGTCAAGCAGCGGTGGTTGGTGGGGATGTCACTTTAAAGAGTGGTTCAATATCATTAGTTAAAGATCAACAAGATTATAATTTAAGTAATTGGGCAGCAGTATCTGAGAGCAGTAATAGACTTATTATACAAAGAGTTTATAATCAAGGTCCGGCTTCAATTACTAGATTTTATGATCCCTTTGCGGGAAGTTTTGAGCAAAGGCAGATGTTAGATGCCTTTGGTCTTGGTAATGTAGCACCCGCTATAACATATACAATGAGACCAATTTCATATGATATATCTAGAGCGCAAGCAATTGAAACTAACGATTTGGTTAGAAAATCAGCTTATTCATTTCATATAGTTAATAATGTTCTTAAAATATTTCCCAGACCGGCAAGTACCGATGCTGGGGATAAAATTTGGTTTGATTATTATGTTAGAAATGATGTTGCTGATATATCTAAATCTTATACAACTTATAAAGTATCCGATCCCAGTAATACTCCTTATAAATTTATTACTTATAATGAAATAAATTCAGCGGGTAGGCAGTGGGTTAGAAAGTTTACTTTAGCTTTGGCTAGAGAACTGTTGGGTATAATAAGAAGTAAATACTCATCTTTACCACTCCCCAATGGAGAAATGACTATGGATGGCGAGTCGCTTAAAGCTGAGGGCCGCGAGGAAAAGGATAATTTATTAACTGAACTTAAAGAATTTCTTGATAGCGTTACATTATCAGAGAGGTCTAGAGCTGAGGCCGATACTGCAGAAGCTAATCAACAAGTGTTATCAAGGTCTCCTTTACAGATTTATATCGGGTAAGAGAAAATGGCAACTAGACCCTTTTTTGTCCCGCAGAAAGAGATAGATCTTATAGATTCTTTTAATGAAGAGCTTATTGATAATATATTATCACAATATGTTGACATATATAAAGTTTCAGTTGAAAATACAGAAGAAAATTTATATGGGGAATCTTCAACAAAATATTTTGATAAGGGGTTTCGTGTAAACTGTTTAATTTCATTTGAAGAACCAACAATTGAACAAAATGATTTTGGGCCAGATATGAATGCTAATTTAGAATTATATTTTCATAGAACTACCCTTAAAGATGCAAATTTTTATCCAGAAATGGGCGATATTGTTGATTGGAATGATATTTATTGGGAGATTAATGCTGTAACGGAACCCCAACTTATAGCAGGACATCAAGCATTTAAACATATGATTAAAGCAGTAGCTAATAGGGCGAGATTATCAGGATTACAAATTGAAGAGAGACCAAGATGATTAAATTAAAAGATATATTATTTGAAGATGAGATGAGAGATAAATATCGTTTAGTTGTTATATTCCACTATGATCCCGAATATCCAGATGATTTAGATGTTAAAAAAAGATGGGAGCCTGAGGTAGAAAAAATATCGTCTGAATATTATATGGTTGAAATGGATGGGGCATATATTATTAAAAAAGATGGCGCAATAACGATTCATAACGCAGACGATAAAGATGGATTTGCAATTGATCCAGAAAATACTTTAGTTTTAGTAAAAGAGGTAGCTGATGCTACTAAAAAAATGTCTTGGTTAGACGAAATTATTTCTTTAGAACGGGGTGGAATATTTTGTGTAAATCCGAGTAACTGTAAACGAATTTGCGCTGACAAGTATTTAAGTATGTTATATTTTGCAGATAATGGTTTAAGACAGCCAAAAACAGTTCTTGTTGGAAATGATAAAACAGTTTTAAATGACTTTGAAAGATTAGAAACACAATATCCTATAATTATGAAAACTTCTTCTGGAACTCAAGGTGTTGGAGTTTTATTTATAGAGAGTGAAAGATCATTGATGGCAACAACACAACTAGTCTTTAAATTAGATAAGAAAGTAGATTTATTATTACAAGAATATATCAAAACATCATATGATGTTAGAGTTCATGTTTTACATGGAGAAATTTTGGGGGCCATGAAAAGAGAGGTTATCCCAGGTGATTTTAGAAGTAATTATTCACAGGGGTCAGAAACACTTCCTTTTGATCTTACAAAGTTAGAAGCGGATGAATGTATTAAAGCTGCTAAAGTTGTTGATGGAATTTGGGTAGGAGTAGATTTTATACCTTCTGAAGATAGAGAAAATGAACCACCATTTATGCTTGAAGTAAATTCAAATCCCGGAACCTCTGGTATAGAAAAAACTCTTAAGAGAAATATAGTATCGGAAGTTTTAGAGTCATTTGAGGATAGAAGTATATGGTTAAAGCCAGAACCATTTAAATCAATTTATGATTAGGTGGGAGGTATAAAATGTCAGTTCAACCATTAGTAACAAGTAAAATTATTATAAAAAAAGAAATGCATGACGTAAGTTATGAATCAAAAGATGTAAAGATACCTATAAAGGAATCAAATAATGCAAAATTAACTTCTATTTATGAAGAACCGTATACTAATACTACTGGAAATATTGATGTTAGTGAGTTGGCGACATCAATTGCTGCGAAAATGATGGCCGACCAAGTAAAAATACCTAAAAGAAAAGTGGTAGAGGTAGATATAAAGCGAGAAATAGCTATAGGTAATGTTGATAAAACTGCAGTTAAATCTCAGACCTATAAAGGACCAGTTAATAATAAAGTAGCTCAATTGCGAGCGTTAAGGAATAAATAATGTCAGTAAAAACTATTACTAATCCCCACGCACTTAGAAAAGAAAATATAAATCGCGCGCAACAGCGCAGTTTGCGATCAGTTACAGTGGGAAATAAAGAGCGGTCAACCGTTCCAGGTAAAGATTTTACAAAGGGTTTTACAATAACATTAAAAGACATTGATGAGTCTGTTATAAATCACATTAAAAATATAATGAAACCAGTTGTTAAAGAGGCGGGAGAAGTTATAAAGGTTCCTATTTTATATGGAAACGAGGAACGGTGGAAGGCCATTAGAAAAAATGGTGTAATGCGAGACAAAATAATGTAATTATTTTACCAGTAATGGTTATTAGAAGAACTGATGTTAGCATGAACGATGCAATGCCGCTGTCTTTTGATAATGATGTTAGAGGTGAATTTATTCAAGTTGCTAGGTCTAATCAGTGGTCTAGAACAAATAGATATGATAGATTTGCCGTTCAACAAAGTAAAAAACCCGTTCAAGAATATATCATGACAGGCATGCCAGATTTTGTTATTTGTAGTTATTCAGTTATTATGTTAACCAGTTATATGGAGCAGATGAATGATTTAAATACAATATGGGTTGAGCATTTAGAGACTTACTTTGGTGATTCAACAAATTATAAATTTTTATCTTCATTGGATGGAAGTATAAGCGATGCAACAGAAATGCCAGCAGATGGTGAAAGAATAATTAAAAATGAATTATCTCTTTCAATTAAGGCATATATGATTCCTGAATTTACTGATAATATTTTTGGAAAAACAGCGGAGATGACCAAAGTTATGTCTCCAGCTAAAGTTACATTTGGTTTTGAGGGTAATGCCACTGACTATCAAATAAAAAAACAGTAATTTTTTTAATTTATATATATTTATATATGATAATATTAAACCATTAAGGAGGTTTTAAAAATGGCAGATGAAATTAAATTTACACAAGAAGAACTTGATCAAATAAGTGGTTTTCAACAGCGATATGTTAATATTCAAATGAGTTTTGGTCGAGTGGATATTGTGCGGATGAGATTGAAAAATCAACTTACTGATCTGGGCGTTACAGAAGAAAATTTGAAAGATCAATTTGAAGCAACTCAACAAGAAGAGCAAGAGTTCATACAGGGGGTTAATGATAAGTATGGTGATGGTGTATTAGATCCACAAACTGGAACATTTACTCCGTCAGATACGGGTGAAGTTGATGAGGATGCGGACAAGCCGGATGCCAAATAAATTATAATAACTTATTATTTTTTTTTAAGTTTGATCTTTTTTAGTTATATTTATAACTGAAATTAGTATATAAAACTATTTTTTTTAGTATAACTTTATAATTTTTTGGAGAACTAACATGCCGTCATCGGAAAAAGTAATCAGCCCTGGTGTATTTACGAATGAAATAGATCAATCGTTTTTACCAGCAGCTGTTGGAGAAATAGGGGCCGCTCTCATTGGGCCCACAGTCAAAGGTCCCGCGGGAATACCGACAGTAGTTACAACATATTCAGAATATCGAGCAAGATTTGGTGATACATTTAAAAGTGGTAGTTCATATTATCAATACCTGACTTCACATGCAGCTAAAGAGTATTTGAGGTACGGTTCAAATTTAACTGTTGTTAGGATTCTTGATGGCACTTATGGCCCAGCAAGTTCGTATGTCCCAAAGGGACAAAATGATGGAACATATTCTACAGGATCTAAATCCGATACTGGCTATTCAGCTTCTATGGCATCATTTACATTATATACATTAGCTGATGGTGCAGCGATGAATAGCACAGCAGGAACAGGTGGATATGAGGGTGGTGGCCTTGGAACAAACAATGTTTTAACTAATTCTGGATCAAAAGATAATTTAAGATGGGAAATTTCAAGTCAGAATCCAAAAAAAGGAACATTTACTCTTTTAATTAGACGCGGCAGCGATAATATTAAAAGAAAACAAACATTGGAATCGTGGAATAATTTATCATTAGATCCTAATACTAGTAATTATATTTCAAAAGTAATTGGTGATCAGAAATGGACTGTAAGAGATGGTGGAACTACATCACCATATTTACAATTAAGTGGTTCATATCCAAATAAATCTAAATTTGTTAGAGTCGAAGTTAATGCTAATACAGTAGATTATATTGATGAAAATGGTAATATTAGCGATAATAACGGTACAGGATCGTTGCCAGGATTAAATAGTGGTTCGTTTACTGGTGGATCAGTTGGATATGCAGGATTTGATGCATTAGGAAATGAAGT